GAATGAAGTGAAACTTGCATTTGATTGGATTAGAGTCGTAAAGTTTTTGTCAAGCACTTGCACATTGATATTGCTAAACAATCCCTCTCTATCAAAAACAGTTAAAAATCTTTCTTCTCCGTATCTTAATTTTTCTTGGTAAATAGTTTGATTTAAAGTTTTCAAAGAGCTTTCAGGAGGTCCTATATTTAAATCTGTAAAAGCAGTTTTGCTCCAGTCTAAAAAATCAAAGATTGCATTAGTTGAATGTGCATTTGAACCACTTGAATAATAATTATTTAAATTTGGGTAAATAGTCGGAATCCCTGAAGCATTATTTCTTACCTCTCCAAACTCTATCCAATAGTCTACCTTTGAGCTTGTGCAATGTTTAATACCTGAGCTGTTATAACTTTGAAAGTCATAAGTCACATAGTTGCGTAATACTTCGCTGACATCAACATCAACTGTATTAATACCTGGTTGTTTTGGATAGGTCAATCTTGCGACTGGATTGGTTTGTCCACTTACGTTAATGTCTACCAAGAATTGAAAACCCGCTGCTGAAGCATTGGTACTTTCCAATCCGAAGACTAACTCATTATACACGTTTTGCCAGTTGTTTGGTTGACTGTTTATTATCATTTGAATTTATTTATTATCGTTACTGAAATTGAACGCCCTAAAGCATCTGCTAAACTTTGGGCAAAGGTCTGAATACTTTTTTCGCTCAGTGCATCGTCTATAAAGTGGGTTGGTTCTATACCTTCTCTCTTAATACCCATTCCCATTGCATAGGCCATTTTGGTTTTTTCGTCTATTTGTTTTTTAGCTCTTGCCGACTTAGTCAAATTGCGAGTTTGTGAATATCTGCTCTGAATCGGGATGCCTCTTTTGGTAATCCACTTGCGAAGGGATTTATTAAATGCTGGACTAACTGATTCTTTTTTGAATGAGTAAGGCGAATTGAATTTGTTTCTGGTACCGCTTACACCCTTATTGATAAAGTCACCATAATAGTTCATATCAATAGCCATTGAAAAAGTAGTTCCGTTTACATTAAGTGGTAAAGTGATAATAGACTGCACTAATTCCGAGTCAGCGTAGTAAGCATCCTTCTCGGTTAGGTTAGACTTCATCGCATCGGACAAGCTATTGACAAAACGAATTACAGCCTCCTCAATCAACGAGTTGAACTCGGCTGGTTCTGATAAGTCAGTTCCTAAGTCGCTGAGTAAATTAGTGTAATCTTGTTCTTGCATTCTGTCGCTTAATCTCGTCGGTGTGGTCTATGTGGTAGCTTACTATGTTTAAAAATTCCTTCAGTCCTAAGTTAAAAAAATAATCCCATTTGGTCTTGTCATGTCCTGCAAGATTATCTATTGTTGCAACCCATCCCCATTTTGTGTTAAAGTTCTGAGCTGGCTCTCCATCGTTTCCGCTTGACTCAGGAAAAAGTTTAGGATATTGTCCGATAATCTGTTTGATAGAGTGCAAAAAAAAAGCATGATTGGGTAAGCATCTTTGATTTTCATTTGGTTCAGTAGTAGTTCGCTTATCTCGTCGTGTTCATCTCCATTGTACTTTCCTGCTTTCCCGAATCTCCAACTAATAGGCCTTATGCAACTTGCCACAATCCTATGAATGTTGTCCAATGGATTAGACTTCGCAAAGTGAGTAATGTCAATAAACTGAGCTGAACTTATTTGACTTAATCTGTAATCAATAAAAAACCATCTACCGCCTATCTTAATTCTTTTTTTATAAACTGTCTTAATCGGTTGGGTTTCTAACTTCTCAAAGTCAGAGTATAGCTCAATCACTTGGGCTGAAGTCATACCATCAAAGAATTCACGTTCCAGCTTAAACATAATTGAAAGCTTTTGTCTTTTTGCTTCCAAGTCATTTCCATTCACTGAGTTTAGCTCAATAAAGTCTTTTAAGATTAAATTGTAGTAAATGCTTTTCATTCTATCTAATATATTTTTTTAAGCCCTAATTGTAACATATTGCCCACGTCTATGTTCTTGCAACTTCATTAAGGCTAAATACCTTGTAGCGTCTATTAAGTGGTTATTGAAGTCAACTGGTTCGTTCACTATCTTGCCTGACTTATCCGTTTTCCATTTGTAGGTGCGGAACTCCTTTTGTAGGTTGTTGCCTATCAAGTTCAATCGGTATCGTCTAAGAATGTCTATTGAGTTTATAATGCTGTCTTTACCTTTTTGTGTTGGTTTGATATTAAAGCCTAACCTGTAAACCTCCTCAATTGATTTAGGTTCTGCTGAGTCAGCATATATTTCTTTTTTATTAATGCCCATATCTTTTAATCTGGCAGCTATATCTTGGTTAGTCAAACCTCGTTCATACAGTTCTTCTTTAACGTACAGTTCTTGTTCGTATTTCCAAACTGAAACTAAAGCTGTAGGATCTGCACTAAATCCCCAGTCTAAACCATAACCTACAAAATTGGCTGAGTCAGGCACAGTAAGTTGATTTGTCCAATTGTTAAAGACTAATCCCATCAGCTGGCCTCGTTCCCCTAAACCAAAGATTTTCCAGTACTCAGGGTCAGCCTGCTCTAAGCTTTCAATCTCCTTTTTTAGTGCATCGGGAAGGTGGGGATTGTCTTTGTAGGTTGTAATAATCAATCCGCAATCTTCCCTCGTTAATACCTGATCATAAATCCAATGCTCAAAATCTGAAGGGTTGTAATCAATAATAACCTTGCCAGTCGTTCTTAAAAGTAACTGTCTCCAGTCTTCCAAGTCAATCTCATTTGCTTCATTTACAAATAGGATGTCTCTCTTTCTACCTCGTATCTTTTGTGCATCGTCAACTGAGAAAAACTCTATCAAGTTTTTATTTAACTGATAAGTGTTTTCCGATTTATTATGGTCAAACTCGTTATAGTAACCTATTGAGTTAAGTATCTCAATGAAGTCACGCATAGCAGAAGACTTTAGTGCTGGTAAAGTTTTACGAACTATTGAGATGGTCATGCCCTGATGCTTCAGACATAATCGGATAAGCCATTGTAAAGCTGAGTAAGTTTTGCCAGTCAGGAACGTGTGCCACCTTGTAAGGCAAGCACACGCTTTGTATTTATATTTTTTTCTAAAAAAACGAAGTTAGGGTTAAACATTAGTTTTATTTAATAAAAGGTTTCTACCTTCATTTAAAGATAACATTGATTCTGTATAAACTTCTAAGTTTATCTCATTGTCAATATACATGTTGTAAAGATTTTGGCACATAATACCATAAGCCTCAAATTGATTTTCAAGATTTGGCTCATAATTAATCATTTGCTCTAATAAGAGTGCATAGCTAATTGCTTTTGTAGTTGGTTTCATATTTTATTCAATTGGTTTAGTCAACCATTCAGGTAATTTATTGACATTAATATTTTGTTCAGTTTGAACCTTCTCAGTCAAACCATTCAATCTTTGAGTTATGCTTGGATTATAGACTCCAGCTAACCCTCCTTGGATTTGGTCATCACGAACAATTCGCTTAATATAAGAGCAGATAGTGGAGAACTCGGTGTATTTCTCATTCTTATTAGAGAAGTAATCACCTAAGTCATTTATTATACCTTCCTTGAAACAATAGACTTCAAACCCATCTATCGTTAATGCTCTTTCTCTTTTCTCATATACTGACTTCCCGTCCTTACCCACAAATGTATGTTTCAAAATGGGATTAGCTTTTGTTTCTTTACTATACTTTTCAAAAAGCTCTAACATCATTTCAGGGCTTTCTATTGCTTTTGGTCTACCTACTGACATATTCAAATACCTCCTTTCTTAACTCGTTTATCTTTAATATATTAAAATTGGTAAATATTTCTTGATATAGGGCTTCGCCTAAGTCTTCTCTGAGGTCTTTGCTATCTATTAATCTCTTTATGTTTTTAAACCAATCTTTTTTATTAGCAGTTAGGCAGTTTATCCCATGTTTAGCTATGTTGGTGTAAGGGTATTGATTAGAAACAATTACTGGTAGCTTCTTTGCCCCCATCTCCATCATTTTAAGTTCTGACTTGCAGCGGTTAAATTCGGTATCTTTTAAAGGAATTAACCCAACATCCATTAAATCATAAGCACTTGCATAAGTATAAACATCCATTCCGTTTATCCGACAGTACTGGTCTTCTGCTATCTTATAGCCTGAAGTAAAAATCTTTTGGTATTCTTCCCAAACTTGTTGACCCTCTGTAAATCCGCTCAAAACTACTCTGTACTTCTTACTTGTATCAGGGTTAGAGTTAAGTTGCATAAAAGTATCAGTCAGCATCATTACATCATGAAAATGCGTAACTGAACCACTCCAACCAATGTGAACTTTATCGGTTTTAAGGTCCTTTATTTTTTGGTCAGGTTTGAACTGAGCTTGATTAAAGTCAATAGCGTTCGGTATAACAAACACATTAGGGTTAAATTGTCTAACTTTTTGAGCTAAGTACTCAGTTGGTACAGTTACAGCATCAGCCATTTTAAAGTTGTAAACTATTTGCTCGGCAGTTTTATTTTTTACCCAGTCTCTTTTCATCAAATGGTCATGAGGTAGCATCCAGTCATCATCTATATCAATAATAACGGGAATGCCTAACCTCTTTAATTGCGCCCATAGTATTTCCTGATGCCCAAATTTACTAACTACTGAACTTGTATAGATTAAATCAAATTCTTCAAAAAAAGAATCAACTTGATGGTCTATACTTTTAGCTATTGTTATTTTATAATTATCAAAATTTTTAAAGGGTATTAATAAACGATGATATTCAACACCAGTAATTGGGTCAGGAATTACTACAAGTATATTCATTTCTTTAATATTATAGCTTGAATTTGATATTCTCCGTCTCCATGTTCTTCAGTTCTGTCTTTATTTGTGCAACTGTCGTGAACATCAATTGAGATAATCTGAAAATCGTATTCTTTGCAACCTTCTTCAATTATCTTTCTAAGACTTCTTGTGTCAGGAAGTTCTTCTGTTTCGGGTAAAATAAAAAATTTATGATCTCCGTTCCATTTACTTGGCAAATTTGTTTTCCTTTCATAAAGGTCACGATGAGGAACGGCAATAATCAAATGCCCTTCAGGTTTTAAAATTCTCATCCAATTATGGATAGCTAATTCAGGTTGGTGCAAATGTTCAAGCAAATGACTGTTGTAAATTGTGTCGTAGGTTTCATTTGCTACTCCTTCCATGTACTCAGCATTGCCGTTGTCTTTATCCCATGTATCGCAATCAGGACTTACTGGGTCTGCTCCATCCCATGTTTCAAGTCTACCAACTCCAATATCAATAACTTTTTTGTTATCTATGTACTTTTCAAAGAATCCTTCCTTGAGTCTTCTTTCTTTTGCTTTTTTTGTTTCTGACATTATATTAATTGATTAAGTGCATATTTAAATCCGTTTTGGTTATAGACATCGTAAAATTCTCCTCCAGCAGGAATGACATTAGGACAACCAAAGCAAACCTCTAAAATTCTGTCAGTTTGAAGTTGCTCAGCTATCGCAAAACACATTGATTGATTGCCAATAAATACTTTTGATGATGAGATATAGTCTTTTAACTCATTGAAGTCGTTTACTTTTAGATGTTCAAGTCTTGGCAATGTCTTTTTCATTACTTCAAACTCATCTTTAGTGCCTGCAAATAATTGCTTTAAGTCGTAATCATTCAGAATTGAATAATCTATCTGTCCGTTCTGGTACCGATTAGTTCTGTTGATTAACAAAAAGTCCTCTTTAGGCTTATCTGAAGTAAAAATTGGTCCTTCAATGTCAAATATTAATATAGG